ATCGGCTGCCATGCTTTTTCATAAGCTGAATTTCCCCAGTACCCTTGACGTTCAAATTCTTCAATCGATTTAATCTCACCATCAAATCTAAGCACTCGGCTATGATGAATCTCTTGACCGTTTCTTGAAACAAGATAGTAATCTGGCTTTCCGAAGTTCTTATCTAATAAGTTTTGATTAGGTACCGTAACTGTAACGCGCCATCTATCTAAAACAATAAGGTTTTTGATTCCATTAGTTCTTACTGCTTCGATAGTGAGTGGTTCTTTTAAGTCTCGACCATCATCAACCATCATGATTATTACAGCACCACCATATGCACCTGCCCACTTAAGTGCTCGATTAATCTTTTGCTTTGCACCTAGTCTATTGAGCTCTTTTTCTATTGCGGATTCAACTTCTTCTTCTTGATCTAAAATTTTAATCCAGTTACGCGTCATATCATTTGCAGGTACATCGACCACTGCTGAACCTAACCAGTTTTGTGAATATAAAGAAGAAGTGAATTCAAAGTCTAAAGTTTTGCTTTTTCCTCTTTTAAAATTTATAAATGAGTTCGGGTCTTTAGAAGTTCCAAGCCCGGTTAAAAGATTTTCAAAGCCATCGTTACCGATTCGCTTATTTATATTTTTATTTTTTCGTTTCTTTGGCATTATACTATCCTCTCAAAATGATATGGATCTTGAAGTGTTTTGTAGTCTCCACCCCATCTATTTTTTGAGTTTAAACTTTTCCAATATTCACCGAGTTTAATCCAGTGTTTATTTTTGGTCCATTGAATTTTACCATCTACAAATAAATTTAAATCTCCTGCTAGTTTATCTTGATGATTGCTTCTCTCTACTTGGCTCTTCCCTTCTTTTAGATAAATAGCTTGCATCTCATCTGGTCTAAGAAGTTCTCCAGCTGTTAGCTTGTACCCGAGTCTCTCTGCATAAAGGATAAGACTTGCAAAATCTTTTAAAAATTCCCATTGTTCATTTGATTTACTCATTACAGACCTTTAACTTTTTATTCAATTTGAATTGTTTCAAAATCCAATCATTAACCTCTTGTGATTTTAATGACTCGATTTCGTTCAATACATTCTGTGATGGTTTAGGATATAAAGGACAAATTGATTTACTTCCACAAGCTTGAAGTGTAAACATCATCAGAGCTATGCTCATCATCATTATCGATCTCTTGATATTTTTTAAGCTTCTCATTCTCATCCTTTACATTTTCTAATTCTTTGGATTTACGGCCTACAATAAACACCGCGAGTGTAGGTAAAACTTCTTTGAAAAATCCAAGTATAAGTTTTACCCACTCCATTATTTAGTCCCTAAAGCCTGGATTACTTTACGACTAAGCATGTCGTTTATTTGACTGCCATATTTTTCAATGATCTTTGGATCGGTTCGATCAATATATCCCTTGGCTATTGTCAATTTAGTATTACCTGCAAGCTTTAAGGACTTGTCTTTAGCTGTTTGAATTGCTTTAGCTTCTGCATAATTGATAGCGTTGTCAAGAATACGTTCGACACGATCATTTTCAAAACCGTATTTAGTGACATCGATCTTTGTCGTGATAAACTTTTTAACATATATTCCCAAGGCTGTTACACCTAAACTAATTACAATTGACATGATCTGGAAGATTAATTCCTGTGTTGCTGTTTCCATTTTATCCCTTTTTGTTTTTCGTATCTTGTATTATATCACCTTATCTCGTTTTTGGTAGTATTGGTTTTGGTGCGGGTCTTGGTGCCGGTGCCGGTGTCAACATATTATATTCCTTTTGGGTATGATCCATCAAGACGTTCCACTCTCATTTCGAGGGTGTTAAGTCTTCCTTGTGCTTCGGTTATTTGCTTTGGCAAGTTCTCTCTAAATATTATCCATCTTAGAGTTTCTTCATTGCTATCAACACTTTTTGCTAGTCCTGTTATTTCTTTGCTTATCAATTGACCTTGATTAGCTGTTTGCATTGTACTATTTTGTATAGCAGATATTGCTTGTACGATTTGTGACATTTGAGTTGAAAGGGGAGCGTTGGCTGAATTGGTCATGTATATCATGCTCCCAAATATTAAGGCAAGGATACTTAGTGTTGACAAAGCAATACCTATGTATCCTGCGACACCAATTGGTTTAGGTTGATTTTTTTCAATAAAAATATCAAACTTTTCAAAGAGTTTAGAAACTAATGTGTTAAGTGTATGCACTTCTGATTTCAGCTTTCCTATTTCATGGGCTTGTTCTAATTCATCGCCATTTGGCATCGCTCGTCCTTATACTTGTATTAGATGCGGATCGTTTTGTACTAATATAATATCATAAGAACCTGCCATAAAACTATTTGTAGTATCTGCGATTGCTCTAATAACAAAATCTGATTTCTCTGGGAATGCCAGATACGGCAAAAGTTTAGAAACTGATCCCTGGTACATTGCAAGAATCTCTTCTGCATTAAATACTCCACCAAAAGAACGGTGAAATCCATACCCTTTTGTTTCAACACCTTTTTCTGTTCCAAGAAAAAAATTCTTAATGAATGCGGTATGACCTGCAGGTACAGTGTAATGTGTCATTTGTGTACCCTGTGTAATAGGTTCAAGTTTAGCTTCTGCTACAGCGATTAAAGGGGCTGCAGGTGCAGATGCTGCTGATCTGGCTATATAAATAACTCCTGTAAATACAGGCGGTCCTTCATTTCTACCTTTAAAAATCCTAGTCCATAGACCAGGGATTGCAACAACTGTGTTACCTGTGACAGCTACTGTGGCTGATTGAAGTTCCCAGTTTTCATCAAGTCCAAATATTTGAATGTCTGTTGCATCTTCATCAACTGTAGACCACATGAACATTGCAACACCTTCAGTTGCGTATTGCTTAAGACCACCAAATGACCATATGTCTTGCAACACCGTACTTCCGACTTCTGTACTTCCAAATTTATGGATACTTGTGAACCCAGGAACTCTACCTGTTGCTATTTTAAAATCTAATTCACTTTCTATTGCGAGGTCTTGTGGATAATGGCCCATTTTAAGCACCTCCTACTGATTTTCTATTCTCGTGCCAATCAACTTGAAAAGCGATATCTGACACTAGTGATAATGCCAGATTATTTTCAATACACATCAAATAGTTAGTGTTCTTCTTTAATATAAATTCTTTACCAAACCCACCGATGTTATATGTCTGTGCTGTTTTGTTTCCGACTGTATCAGTTGCTCTAACAGGAAAATTTATCATTTCTGTACCGTTGTTTGTTATAGTAGGTCCACTAAAAAAACCGACAGTCGGTGCGAAATCAACTTCATTTTGTAAAGGTCTGTTTGAATTTTGGATACCTATTGCTGCACCATCTACTGAAATAATAGAATCTTCAAATATTCTGAAATTAAAATCACCACTTCTAGTGACAAAGCCTTGCGCATCAATTACAACTTCTGTAGCACCAGTCTTAAACAAATAATACGTTACTGATGGAGCAGCTAAAGCAGCTAATTCAAACCCTGCGAAATAATGGACACCCTTCATGATAGCATCTGTTGCTATACCTACAGAAACTTGTTTACTACCACCTACGATATTATAATAATTATTTTCCAATGCCATGATAATGCCTTTAATTATTTTATTGAAAGCATTATAACATAAGATTTTATGACATCATTGCTGCAACTGCTGACGAACCGCTTCCAATAAAAGAGATGTCTATTGCATCCATAAGTGGGTCCAGTGTATCGTCATGTGATCCATTAGGGAATGCTAAAGATTCAGACACAAGTTCTTTTACGTCCTTGATGTTTCTATTTAAATAAACTCTTCCTGCTTCTATGTATGGTGTTGCATCGTTGGCCCTTGATACTTTATCTATGTTTCTTTGGACCGCTCGTATTGAGTATCCTTCAATTTTTAAATCTTGAATAAGAGATGATCCACTTGACTTATCTTCTATGTACATATGCCTAAGTCTTACTTCATGTATGCTCTGGTGTTTATGTTTTGCATAAAATTCTTTTGCTTTTTTCCTTAAGCCAGGTGCTTCAAGTTTCCCTCGATACATGTCTAATAAATAAATGCTCGTTATATTTGTTGTTTCATCTTTTGCGACACCCCAACATTGCATAACTGTATAATCGTTTTGCTGTTTAACTTTTTGCGCTGTATCAACAGTTATAAATTTATAGATAAGCTTTGGTAAGTGCACCCACCAATTCCACCATTTATGTTTGAATAGATTTCCACCGGCAATGACTGGATCTTGTTGATAAAGTGATGCCCATGATGATTCTGCCATCTTTGACTTTTGTCTAAGTAAAAATGCTTTACTTTTAAACTCTGGAAATAATGCATCACCTTCTTCTCTGAACTCTTCATCTTTAGTTGCAAGTGCCGGATATCTGATTATCTTTACATTCTTTCCTTCTTCTGATTCTTTTAGTCTTCCAACTGGATCATCTAAGTGCCATCTAGTAAGTACGATTAAAAGTGCGGAGTGTTCTTGAAAACGTGTACCGAAGTCGTCCGTGTACCATTCCCATGTCTTCTCTCTTATCGTTTCGCTATTGGCTTCTTTTCTACCTTTGATTGGATCATCAATAATTCCAATGTCCAGGCTTTCACCAGTGATCGCCCCACCAACAGTTGTATTTCTAAAGCTCCCAAGTCTAGAGACAACTTCAAAGAATGTATCTGATGTTGACACTTTTCTGTCGTCACCTTTCCCGGTACTTAAATGTGTTTGTGGGAAAACTGCTAAATACTTATTTGTTCTCATCATTCTCTGGATCGCTTTGTTTGCTCTCTTCCCTAATCTATCACTAAAAGACGCGAGTATGGTTCTGAGGTCTGGATCTTGTCCAAATATCCAAGCAACCAAATCAACAACAGCTTGACTCTTACCATGTTGCGGAGGTACCTCGACTACAACTTGTGGGTGTTCTCCCCTACAGTATGCTGCATAAAACTCTTGAAGTTCTTCACTAAGTAATTTTACAAACCATCCGTACTTAAGTCTTTGTCCATGGATGTAACGTCTGAATAAAAAGAAGTCAACGCGAGACAGTAGTTGCCATGCTCTTTCATACATTTCAATGTCTGCTTCAGTCTTGATCCATGATGTGCTTGCAATCATTTGTCTAAGAGTAGCTTCTGTTTCTTTTGTCATATTGGTAGGTTCTTGTCCTTAAATAGTTTTACTAATGCTTCGCTTTCTAAATCGACAACGGTCACTTCTATATTGGTTTCTTCTTGATTTAACTGGAGCTGTTGCATGTTGAGGTGATTCTCGACCACTGCTTTTTCTTCTTTGACTGTCACAGTATCTTTTGCAAGTTTTGCGAGTCGCTGATGTTCTATCAGTTCTGATGTTTCTACTTTATTTTTTGAAGTAGAATTTTCTTGTAATTTTTTCATTGAAGCTGTTGTTGTATGCACTGATATCTTGAGAGAATTATCCAAAACAATATCACGCATTCTCTCTGCTGCAGTCTTCTCTTTTACTGCTATTTCGACTGCCTTCTTTTCTTCGACTTTTAATCGACTTTTTTCCACTTCTACCTCTACCGCCTTTGATACCAGTTCCGCATGCTTTGGGGGGATTTTTTCTACGACTCTTCTGATGGTTGTTTCGGTTACTTTATATGCCCTTGCAAGTTCTGATTTTGAGTAGCTTCCAGTTGACCATTTTGCAAGTATATTTTCTTTTTGTCTATCAGTTAATTTTGCCATGCAACAACCTATTAAAAATTCTTCTGATTATATAACCTCGAGCATAACTTGATATAAAAAACATTACAGTTGAAACAGAAGCAAGAACAGATTGTTCAAGCCCATCAAGCAATGGAAAAATAAAATAAACAATACACCATCCTATGGCGATACCTACAATTTGATTTGTAAGTACTTCATAGTGACTATGCTTTTTGCTCTGCTTTGTATTCATTCCAGTCCACTTCCTTTCCATTTATCGTTATTACACTCTTACCAGTATATTCAATATGTCGTGTCACACCAACTTCAACGTATCCCATATCAAATTCAATTGCATAGACTCTACGTCCTGTCTTTGCTCCTGCGACTAATGTCGAACCGCTGCCACTAAAAGGTTCAAGTACAATATCACCTCTCTCTGAACTGTTAAGCATTGCACGTTCTGCAAGTGCGACTGGTTTTTGTGTTGGATGCACATATAATGCTGTGCTATCTCTTGAGATTTCCCATACTGTACTATTTTCTGTGATCTCTTTTATTAATGATATAAGTTCATTCTTATCCATATCTTCAAGATCTTCACTTGTGTATGTTGTCGCACATCTGTCACCAAACCATTGTGAGTTCTTGTCATTTTTTACGCAATAGAACATGGGCTCATGGATCCAGTGGTAGTCACTTCTACCAAATGCAAACATATTCTTTTTCCAGATGATCTGTTGCTTGACTCTGAACTCTGTTTTTTCAAGTGCTTCTTCAAATACTCTTTGAGTGATGCTTGCATGGAAAATATAAAGGGCAGGGTTTTCAATTGTATATTTATGCAGATATCTAAAACACATGATTAAAAAATCTTTTAATGAGTCACCGGTTAAATCGTCATTAACGATCGCATCAAATCTACTTTTGTCTGCTTGATAGCTAACTCCATACGGTGGATCAGTATTTACCATTCTGGCTTTGTTCCCGTCCATGAGTCTTTTATAAGTTGCTTCATCTGTACTATCGCCACAAATAATTTTACACCCATCTTCAAACTCTATCAAATCACCGAATTTGATCACTGGATTTGCTTCGACTTCTGGAGTGTCTTCTTCATCAGTCTGTGCTTCAAATGGTTCTTCTTCTACAAATCCACCTGTAAGCTCTGTGAGTTCTTCATCTGAGAAACCCATCACCATTGCAAGGTCTTCATTTTCTTCCATGATTGATGCTATCTCAGCTTCAAGCACTTCAATATCGAACTCGCTGCTCATCGTGAGTTTGTTGTGTGCGATGATATATGCTTTCTTCTGGACCTCGGTTAAATGCTCAACTCTTATGATTGGACACATTAGTTCTTCCATAAGCTGCAGGGCCATGAGTCTTCCATGCCCTTCGAGGATAGTCATGTTCTCATCAACTGAGATTGGATCACACATTCCAAACTCTGCGATTGAATCTGCTATTTGTTGGACCTGTTCTTCCGGGTGAAGCTTTGAGTTATGTTCGTACTTTTTTAAAGTATCGATGTTTACGTATTCAATTTCAAGTTTCATAATGCTCTTTAACCTCTTCCGCAGTTGCATCTAAAACAATGACACCTTCACCGACTTGGTGTTCAACAAGTTGTTTTAATGTATTGTAAATGTCAATTTTTGTTGTCGGAATTAATGATGCTTTTTCAGCATCGTAGTTCGTAGTCATTTCAACCATAAGTGCAACTTCATCTTCAGACTGCAGTTTAAAGACTGCAGATATCTTAATCATTTTTTCATTCATTTTGACAGGTCCACCTTTCCATTTTTTCCAAGATCATACCCTTGCTTTGCAAAATGTTTTAATTTCTTAATCCATTTTGGCTTCTGTTGTGTAGGTATGTTTGTTTCATTTACAGCATTTTCAATTATAAAGAAAAGTTCCGTTAAGTTAGTTGCTTCCATTGACTCTACCTAGTGCAAATTCTATCGCGAGATATGCAGTTTTGAAGCCACCAATTTGAGGGTGACTTGAATCTGTTTTTGATGTGATGAAGAACTTGTCTAAGTCCTCATCAAAACTAATATTAAAATCTTTAAAGTGTTCTGTGTAAAGTTCCATGTGTTGCTCCTAAAATGGGATATCGTCTTCGTTTACTGTGTTGTTGTTGTTGTTGTTGTTATTTTGATTTTGTTGATTACCATATTGTTGCTGCTGTTGTTGACCGTAGTTCATATTTTGTGGTTGTGATTGGTTTTGGTTCGGTTGATATGAATTTCCTGAGTTATTGTGTTGCGATTGATTTTGTTGGCTTTGTGGAGCGTTGGCATTTTGATTGTAGTTATTTTGTGCAGGTGCTTGATTATTGTTTTGATTTTGTTGCGGAGCATTGTACCCACCTTGCTGTTGGTTCTGTTGAGGTTGTTGGCTATCGTCTTTTTTATCGATGAAGTGTAATCGGTTCATAATCACAGACAGTTTGCTTCTCTTCTGTCCTTGCTGATCTTCCCATTGTTCAAAGTTCAACTCACCATCAATACCAATTTTAGAGCCTTTTCTAAAGTATTGATTTAAAGTCTCAGCAGTTTTTCCAAATGCAGTTACATCAATAAAAATTGGTTTGTCATCATATCCACCACTTTGGTTTTTAACTTTTTTGTTTACAGCCACACCCATACTCGCTATTGCTGTTCCGCTCTGAGCATATTTAAGCTCTATGTCTCTTGTGATATTTCCGATTATATGTACGCTATTCATTATTTCCGTCCTTTATATTTAACTTACTTTTCCAGTTTTTACCTAAGTTCTTGATTAAGAACTCTGAAACTGCAACTCTAATTAACCCACCTGCACCATCTTTGTGTTTTAATTTTTCATCGTATTCGCCTTTTGCTAAAATGCCCATAGCTTCATGTGCTTCTGGGTCAGCTCTGTAGCTACGTGGTTTAAATCTTGGATCGACTCTTTTTGCTCTTACCTGTTTTGCTTTTTCTGACACTTTTAACTCCTTAATTTCCGACTAGAAATGCATCTTCGATTTGCGTTTCTTGATGTTGTTGGTACTCATAATCATTGCCCATTTCTTCTTTTGAGTAAAGTCCAGTTATATCGAAAGCTTTTCTAAGTGCTTGTGATTCAGCGACTTTCTTCAGCATTGTCTTTGGTTTTTCTTTCCAAAATTTTGTTGGAACACCATCTTTTGTTTTTTGAACATATTCTGAATATGCTACCTCAACTATAAAAGGTTGCTGTGAATCTGTTCTCCAGACTTTACATGTTGCGACTAAGTCTCGATCATCTTCCCATTTTCCATTTTCAAACTTTGGAGTGCTCTGGATGTTTAGTGTTGTTTCGAGCCCTCCAAATTTACCGCTGCGGTGTGCTAATGTCAGGAAGCTTGCATGTCCGGCCATTGGTTCGATTTTGTTGGACCATTGTCCATTAATCTTAGCTTTTCTAGGCACAAAATAAATTTGTTTTAAAATTGGGTTGAGGTTAAATGATTCTGCCACTTGCATACAGTATTTCATATCTTCAACTGTTGCATCAGGTGGAAAAAATTGTTTTCTAATGACTTTTTTCTGATCGTCATTCATCCATCCATCCTGCTGTTGGGCAGGTGGTGGAGCACTGTATGTTTGTACTTGGTTTTGGTTTTCATCCATCGTTCGTCCTTTTTATTTATTTTACTACATTCGAGTTTAATCCCTGCTTATTCAAACACCTCAATTAATTTTGCAATGGTAGCTTGTTTGTTTCCTGCTTTATATTCAGCGTAATCTTTCAGCATGTTATCGATGTCTTGACGAGCTTGATCTAGTTTGTCCTGGGCTACAAATCTAATCTTTGGCATGTGTGGTGCGCTTGTCGGTACAAAGAATAAAGCAGCAGTCTTGATTTTTATCCCTGCAATTTCTAAGACCTTGATATAAAATGCAAGCTGTCGAACATAATCATATTTTGAAATGCTCTTTTTCAGTTCGTATTCATCTGCATTCATTGTGCTTTTTAAATCGATTAAGATTCCATCTTGTGCGACTAAGAAGTCAGGACGGCATTTTAGAATCAGTCCAGTTTCTGGATCTGTTACGATATATGAATTTTCGATCTCTGCTTCTTTTGAAAACAATGTTTCACCGATAGCTCTTGCATTGGCTGACATAACTTTTGCTTTTTCATAATCGTCATTGCTGATCTGATCACGTCCGTTTAAAGTTTCTTCGAAGTCTTCCCACTTTGCTTTGCCGATCGTTGTATTTCGTTTTGCATCTATCGGTTCGATTGCAAACTCTTGTTCAAATTTCTCTGGTTCAAGTGTAAGCGTATGAAATGCAGTACCAAGGTTCATTGCTTTGGATCCGAATTTAAATAATTTTCGGTTATCAAAGTGCACGAAGCTTTCCTCCATGTACTTTAATGTTGTGCTGCTGATTGCAGGATTCGCGTGGTAATCTTTATTGCTCATCTCCTGCGCTATTGGTTCTTGTATTTGTTCTGGTGTGTAGTTTAGTTCCATTTTGTCCGTCCTTTATTTAATTACAATATTTTGGATATCTGTCACACCTTGTGACTCCAGTTGTTTAAACACCGCTTGTGCCATCAAATCTTTTGGCATGTTTCCAGGGGCCTTGATTAGAATATGAATTTCTGCAATAAATTCGACTTTCCCGTCTTGATCTGGTATCTTCATTTCATGGATTGGTTCACGTTGTTCCGGCATAACATCATCGATCAGATTAAACGAATCTTGCTTAGGTTCTTCTTCATGGCTCATATTTGCCTCTGAAGCATCTTGAACTTGTTGTTGTTGTTCTGCTATTAGTTCTTCTTTTAAATCGTTTTTAGACGTGGCTTCTGCTTGCTGTTGTACATTTCTTTGCTGTTCCAACTCTCTAGCGCGTTCTTCAACTCTGATATCTTCTTCGCGCTGCTTTCTTTCATTTTCAAGTTTTGCTTCTGTTTGAAGCTGCAGTGCTCTTGAAATTATCAAGTCGATTTGATCGCGACTCTTCTTGGTGAGTCCACCTTTTGCAGTTAACCCGGTTATGCTCACAAAATCTTTGCAATGCAAGTGTCCACTGAATTCTTCAGTTAGTTGCTGCTCTTCAATCTGTTCTTTTAAATATTCAGTCATTGCAGTTAAGTGAAGTTCTCGTTCTTTGTCTTCAAAAACTTTCACCTGGTCCAGGATCTTCTGCCTTGCATCTTCTGCAATATCAATAAGTTCTTTGATTTGATCTTTGAACTCTGCGATCGGTCCGGTTAAAGTATCGAGGTTGTTTTTTTGAACGTCTTTAATCAACATCTTCATTTTGTTGAGCTCAGTTGCCATTGCTTTGCCGTCTTTGACAGTT